GGTCGTTCATACGCTCGATTTTTTTTTAGCGTGGAGGTTTGCACTTACTTAACTACTTAACTATGATGGTAAAAAGTGCTTAACTCTTAACTAATGCTTATAACATATGTAGATTTAGCAAAAATTAAAAATGTTAGTAAAAGTGCAGTATCACAAAGAAAATCAAAAGGTATATTTAAACAGGCATTGGTTAAGACTGTAGATGGAAAAGATTTTTTAGATAAAGATTTAGCACTTAATGCATGGGATGGTATTTTTTTGCCAGTTAAGGAAGTTAAGGACACAAAACAAGAGTTAAAAGATAAAATAGATAGCTTACCTGCTGATTCAATACCAGATTTTGCAGAAAGTAAGGCTAAAAGAGAGTTTTATTTAGCAGAATTAGCAAAATTAGACGTAGAAGAGAAAAAAGAACAGTTAGTAAGTGTTGAAGAGATTAAAAAAAGCAGTTTTGCAAAGGCTAGAGCTATAAGAGAAGCATTAACAAATCTTGCTGATAGGTTAAGTCATCAGTTGGCAGGTGAGGATGATGCAAGTGTTATACATAAAATTATTCATAGTGAACATAGAGAAGCATTAGAGAACTTATCACAATGAACGCATGGGAGGAAGGATTTTTAGCAGGGTTAAGACCAGAAAAGTCTTTAACTGTTAGTGAGTGGTCAGATACTTATAGAATCCTGTCTAGTAAGGCTAGTGCTGAACCAGGTAAATGGAGAACAAGTAGAACACCATATCTAAAAGAGCCTATGAATTGTTTAGGTACACAAAGTTCTATACAGCGTGTTGTGTTAATGTTTGCGGCTCAAACTGGGAAGACTGAAGCTCAGAACTGTTGGCTTGGCTATGTAATAGATCATGCACCTGCACCTATGTTGTTAGTACAACCTACTTTAGAAATGGGTAAGAGACTAAGTAAACAAAGATTAGAAAGTATGATTAATGATACCCCTTGCTTAAGTGAAAAAATTGCACCTGCTAGAACTAGGGATAGTGGTAATACACTAAGCAATAAAGAATTCCCTGGTGGGATGATGCTTATTACAGGAGCAAATTCAGCAACAGGACTAAGATCAACACCATGCCGTTATATAAGTTGTGATGAGGTGGATGCATTTCCATCTGATGCATCAGGTGAAGGTGATCCTGTAGCACTTGCGGAAAAGAGGGCAACAACATTTAGTACAAGAAAGAAAGTATTACTTACATCTACACCTACAATTAAAGATTTTTCAAGAATAGAAACTGAATATCTAACATCTGATCAACGTTTATATTTTGTTCCTTGTCCTATTTGTGGAGAGTATCAAGATTTACGGTGGAAACAATTACAGAAAGATGATGAAAAAAATCCTAAATATAAATGTATACATTGTGGTGAATTGTTTGATGAAAGCCATAAGACAAAAATGCTAAGAATGGGCGAATGGCGACCAATGAAAGAAGAGGACGGTGTTACAGCAGGTTTTAGATTAAATGGTTTATATAGTCCGTTAGGTTGGCTGTCATGGTCAGAAATGTTAATGGAGTTTAATAAAGCAAAAGGTGATGCACCACTAATTAAAACATTTGTAAATACTAGGCTCGCAGAAACATTTGAAACAGATTATGTAAGTTCCATGAGTGCAGAAGGATTATTAAAAAGATGTGAAAATTATGAACAGGCAACATGTCCAGAAGGGGTTTTATTTCTTACTCAAGGTGTTGACTGTCAGATAGACAGATTAGAAGTTAGCACATGGGGATGGGGTAAAGGTGAAGAAGCATTTTTAATAGACCATGTACAGCTATGGGGTGATCCTCATCAGGCAGAAGTTTGGAAGCAGCTAGAAATTATAATTAATCAACAATATGAGCATGAGAATGGTAAAAGTTTAGTACCTGTTATTAGTGCTGTGGACTCTGGAGGTTTACACACAAGTGAGGTATACCAATTTGCTAGGGAGAAAGTAGCACAGGGTGTAATAGCAATTAAAGGACAATCACAGGCTAATAAACCTGCGATAGGTAGACCTACAAGAGTTGATATTAATTTTAGAAAAACAAATAGAGCAATAAAAAAAGGAGGGCAGGTCTATCCATTAGGTGTTGATACTATAAAAAATACTTTGATGGGTAGGCTTAAAAATAATAAGGTAGGTAGTAATGGTTATATACATTTTCATGCAAGTACAAGTGAAGATTATTTTAAACAGATAACAGCAGAAAGACAGATACTAAAAACTAATCGTAGTGGTTTTCAGGTTCCACAATGGGTTAAAAAGGCTACAACTAGGAATGAGTGCTTAGATACTTGGGTATATAGTTACGCTGCTATGTGTTTTTATATAAGTAAATTTAATAGAAATACAGTATGGCAACAGTTAGAAAATAAATTAAATGAAACAGATAATGTAGTTAAACAAAAAAAAGGTACAATAAAAAGAAGGCCAACAAATGACTTTGTTAACAACTGGTAAACATTATGTGGAAATCTGATTTGCCAACTATCATAACTGCTGGTACTACTATTGAATGGGTGGATGAAGCAACGACTGCTGGAATAAATAAAACTATAAGCTCACCTGATTGGACATTAGAATATTATTTAAGAACAAATACAGCTAGTGAAGGCCATACCGCTACAGGTACGCAATATTCAGAGAGTACAGGATGGCAATTTACAATAAGTGCTACTGATAGTGCTGGTTTTGCCGCTGGTAACTGGTTTTGGGTTGCAAGAGCATTTAAAAGTTCTGATGTATTTGAAATAGGTAGTGGTGAACTAGAAGTAAAACAAAACTTACAATATACTGGCACACCTTCTGCTATTGATAACAGATCACAAAATGAAATTGATCTAGATGCGGTAACTGCTGCGATTCGAGCTATAATAGCTGATAAGGCGGCTAAGTATTCTATAGGCGGTAGAAGTTTCGAGCGTATAAATTTACCAGAACTGAGAGCAAGAGAAGCAGAATTAAAAGCTAGAGTATTCAGCGAAAAGAGGTATAGTTTAATAAGTCAGGGTTTAGGAGACCCTAAAAACCTCTATGTACGCTTTTAGGTAACTTAAATGGGCTTAATTAATGCTTGGAGGGGCTTAATTTCCTCTAATGATGATCTAAATAAGCGTAGAAATCGCTTAAAAAGAATGTATTCGGGTGCAAGAGTAGATAGAACTAACCTTTCTTGGATTACTCCTTTATCTTCTCCTGATCAAAGTTATAAAAATTCTATTAATACATTACGCAAAAGGGTACATGATTTAGTACGAAATAATAACTATGCTGCACAGGCTATAAGATATGCAACTAATCAAATTGTAGGTCAGGGTGTAACAATGCAAGCCCAGATTAAAAGTCAGCGTGGCGGTACACCTAACACTAGGATTAATGAAAGTATTGAGGGTGCATGGAGTAGATGGGGTAGAAAAGATAGCTGTGATATTCGTGGTGTACTTTGTTTTTCTGAATTAGAAAGATTAGCTGTCAGATCAATGATAGAAAGCGGAGAATGTTTTATTGTTATTCATAGAAAAGCATATGGCAGAAATAAAATACCTTTTTCTTTAGAAGTATTAGAGGCAGAACAGTTAGATGAGGATTATAAAGGCACTACTAAAAGTAATAAGAATGTATGGCGATTAGGAATTGAACTAAGTCCAGAAGGTAGGGCTGTTAGTTATGCGTTCTTAAAGAAACATCCTGGTGATACAAACTTTGCAACAGTACCAGAAGAAAGAAGGCATATTATTGTGCCTGCTAAAGACGTTATCCATTTGTTTATGCCATTAAGACCAGGCCAACATAGAGGAGTACCATTCTTAGCTAGTGCTATAAATCATCTACATCAATTAGATGGATATATAGAGGCAACTGTTGTAGGTCAACGTGCAAGCAGTGCATTAATGGGATTTATTACAAGTCCAGAAGGTGAACTAGATGCAGGTGGTGAAGTATTTGATTATGAACGTGTAAGCGGATTTGAGCCTGGTTCTTTTAAATATCTAGCACCAGGAGAAAGTATATCTGTACCTGATTTAGATAAGGCTAATGGAGAGTTTGAACCATTTGTAAGATCAATGCTCAGAAGCATGGCAAGCGGTTTAGGCTGTAGTTTTGAAGCAATAAGTTCTGACTACAGCCAATCTAATTACAGTAGTAGCAGGCTTGCAATGCTACAGGATAGAGATCATTGGAGAACAATACAGAAGATGTTAAAGGAAAGTTTTTATCAACCTATATTTGAAGCATGGTTAGAGATGGCAGTATTAAGTGGCACATTATCATTGCCAACATATTCAACAACACCCGAAGTATATGAAAAGGTTAGATGGGTTTGTAGAGGTTACAGCTATGTTGACCCACAGAAAGAAATAGCTGCACAAAAGGAGGCCGTTCGGTGCGGATTTAAGACTTTAACTGATGTAGTAAGTGAGAGTGGTGGAGACATTGAAGAGTTATTAATTGCAAGACAGACAGAACTAGCAAAACTTGATGAACTAAATATTATTACTGATAGTGATCCATCAGCTACTAATAAATCAGGTGGCTCACAATATAAACCAGTAGGAACTATTGATCCTTTTGGTGATACGCAACCACCAACAGGTGAGGATGCAGAAAATGTAGCGGATGGTTCTGATGGCAGTTATTAATGGTACAGAAATAGACCTTATGCCTACAGCAGGTATGAGAGAGGAAGCACAACGATATAAAGATTGGAAGTCAGAAGGTGAGGCAGGTGGTACAGAAGTTGCAGCAAGAAGAGCAACACAAATATTAAGCGGTAATGAATTATCCGCAGATGTAGTTGTACAAATGTCAGCGTGGTTTGCAAGACATGAATCAGATAAAACTGGACAAGGCTTTACACCTGATGAAGATGGCTATCCAAGTAAAGGCAGAGTAGCGTGGGCGGCCTGGGGTGGTGATGCAGGTAAAAGTTTTTCTGATGCAAAATCAGCTAGAATACAAGAATTAAGAAACAATGATTCAATGGCTAAAACAAAACGCTCAAAATCTAAACGTGCAGAACCAGATGAGTTATCAGTAGGTGATTCTGTTAGATGGGGTGCAAGTGGCGGCACTGCTAGAGGTGTTATAGATTCTATTGAACGTGATGGGACTATAAATGTACCTGATTCTGATTTTGAAATTACAGGAACAGAAGATGACCCTGCTGCATTAATCACTGTTTATAGAGAAAATGATGGAGAGTATGAAGCAACAGATGTAAAGGTTGGTCATAAATTCAGCACACTTACTAAGATAGATACATTAAGAAGTGTTACAACAATATTAAAACGTAGTGGTGAGACTTCTTTTTCTGCACAGGAAGATAATACATATGAATTTAGTTTCAGTTCAGAATATCCTGTAGAAAGATCTTTCGGTACTGAGATACTAAGCCATGACGAAGGTTCTATAGATTTTGGTAGATTAAATGGAGGGGTTGCACCTGTATTATGGAATCATAATATGGATTCTGTTATTGGTATCGTTCGTAATGCATATTTGGACAAAGATAAGAAAAAAGGTAGGGCAGTTGTTGAATTAAGTCGTAATGCAAAGGCACAAGAAGTAAAAAGAGATATAGATGATGGCATTTTATCCTCAATTAGCGTTGGATATCGCATTTTAGAAATGGAAGAAAGAGAAATAGAAGGAAGTAACGCATTTTTAGCTACAAGATGGGAACCGCATGAGGTCAGTGTTGTAGCATCGCCTGCAGCACCAGATGTTGGAATAAGTAGGGGATTAATTGATGAGAACACCATGCCTAGTGCTAAAAAACAAGATATAGTAGAAGATAAGCGTGTAAACGCAGCGTCATCTGACGCACAACCGTCAAATTCTAAAAAACAACTAACTATGGAAAAAGAACAACTTGATCTAGAAGTTGTGCGTAGTGAAGCTACTAAAAAAGCAGCATCAGCAGAACGCACAAGAATTAGAGAGATCAACTCCATGTGTGAAAAGCGTGGTTTTGGTGATTTAGCAGAACAACTAATTAATAATGGTTCTTCTGTTGATTCATGCAGACAGGCAATCTTAGAAAGAATAGATGCAAAGCCTATCGAAACTGCAAAGCCTATCGAAGAGCAGTTATCACCAAAAGAAAAAGAACAGTATGCTAGAGATTACAAAATCACATCTGGTATCAGAGGTCTTTTAACTAATGATTGGTCAGATAAAGAATCTGGTTTTGCTAGAGAGATTTCACAGCAGATTGCAAAAGATTCTCAAAGATCTAACAGCAACGGATCAATCTTTATTCCATATTCTGCATTAGCAAAAAGAGCTACTTATGTGACTTCAGGTGCTACTACAGGAGGAAACATTGTTGCTACTGATCTTTTAGCAGATGACTTCGTGGAAGCATTGCGCAATAACACGGTTATGGTTTCCCTCGGGGTTCAGACACTTTCTGGCCTTGTAGGAGATGTTGCAATTCCTCGCAGGTCAGGTACAGCTAGCACGGGCTACCTCTCAAGTGAAACTACTGCACTATCTCAGGCAGAAAGTACATTTGATCAGATCTCAATGACTCCTAAAACTTTAGGTACATTATCTAAGTTTTCTAGGAATATGCTTATCCAAGCAACACCAGGTATCGAGGATTTAATTAGAACTGATATTAGTGATGGTATCAATGTTGGTCTAGATCTTGGAATCCTTAATGGTAGCGGTAGTTCTGGGCAGCCTACGGGTATAATGCAGACGTCGGGAATTGGAAGCGTGGCGATGGGAACTAACGGGGCGGCTATTACAGTAGATGCTTTAGTAGACTTAGAAACAGCCATGATGGAAGATAATGCTGCTGTTAATGCTGATTCTATTTCTTATGTAACTAACGCTAAAGTATTAGGTGCTATTAAGAAACTAAAAACATCAGGTGGTGAGTATCTTGTTAATAACAACCTTGCTGCAATCGGTAGAGGCGGTACACCATTAGTTGTTAATGGTTATCCTTTAGCAATGACTAATCAAGTACCTAG